GGCGTGCCGCAGCCCCTTGCACAGTCTCGACAGGTACGCATCAAATCGCTTCATCATCGGCATGGCAACACCTCCTTCAACACTTGAGATGTTCGCCATAATACCATGTTTTTATTGACGCAGTAAGAGTAATACCCTCGAATTCGAGGGATTTAGGACGGCACTTCCCGCCGTAAAGATTAGGACCTCAGTCCCGAGGGTCGGAAAGAAAAGGGATCATCTAACTGGCAGGCCGGATGCCCGAGGGTGCGCACCCAGGGGATAAACGAGGAAAACCGCAATTGACGGCCGCAAGGCTGATAGGCGACTCACCCACGCACGGGTCCTCGATAAATAAAGCATGCGCCCCACCTGCAGGAGTAGCGGCAGCTCTGGGACCGCTCATAGGATTCAAGAGCGGAAGGGCCTGCCTTCGCTCGTCCTGATGATTATACCCCCTGGGGGTATATGTTAGGCTACAGAGTGAGAAAGATACCCCTAGGGGGTATGTAGTGGGGGGGGTATATGGTTACGACCATTGGAAACAGGGGGCGCCGTGGAACTCACCGCCAAGCAGGCCGAGGCCCAGGTAATCCTGGCTGGACCCGCGAAGCACATCATGTTGTTCGGCGGAAGCCGGTCGGGGAAAACGTTCCTCCTCACCCGTAACGTGGCACTGAGGGCGATCAAGGCGCCGGGGTCGAGGCACGCGATCTTGAGATTTCGCTTTAACCATGTGAAGGCGAGCGTTGTTTTAGATACGTTTCCCAAGGTTATGAGTCTCGCCTTCCCTGGCGTGGACTACCACATTGACAAATCGGATTGGTTCGCCCGGCTCGGGGAGAGTCAGATCTGGTTTGGCGGGCTGGATGATCGGGAGCGGACGGAGAAGATACTCGGGCAGGAGCACGCGACGCTATTCCTCAATGAGTGCTCGCAGATCCCCTACATCTCGCAGCAGCTCGCGACCACGAGGCTGGCGCAGATGGTCGAGCAGGTGGTCAAGGGCCGGCAGGACCGGCCCCTGAAGCCGCGGATGTATTACGACTGCAACCCCCCGAGTAAGGGGCACTGGACCTACAAACTCTTCGTCGCGGGTCAAGACCCCGAGACTAAGCAGCCGATAGAGCGTCCCGGGGACTACCAGTGTTACCAGATCAACCCGAGGGACAACCTCGCCAATCTGCCGGCGGGTTATCTCGATACCCTCGGGGCGCTGTCTACGCGGCTGCAGCGGCGGTTCCTGGCCGGTGAATTCGCCGACGAGAATCCCCAGGCCCTTTTCCGCGTCGAGGACATCGATCTCTGGCGGGTCACCGACGGCAAGACGCCGGATCTCATCCGGGTAGCAATCGGGGTGGATCCCTCGGGGTCGGGCGACGTGGACAACGCCGACAACGACGAGATCGGGATAGTTGCCGCAGGTCTGGGGACGGACGGTAACGCCTACGTGCTGGAGGACTGTTCGGTTAAGGCGGGCCCGGCGACGTGGGGCAAGGTCGCCACGACCGCATACGAGCGCCACGAGGCCAACGTCGTGGTAGGCGAGGCGAACTACGGTGGGGCGATGGTCCAGCACGTGATCCAGACCGCGCGCCCCAGGACGCCCTACAAAGCCGTTACTGCCACTCGGGGCAAGGCGCTGCGCGCGGAGCCGTTCTCGGCCCTCTACGAGCAGGGCAAGGTTAGGCACGTTGGGTATTTCCCCGAGCTGGAGGACGAGTTGGCGGGGCTCTCGACCATCGGCTACACCGGCAGCGGCAGCCCCAACCGGGCGGATGCTCTGGTGTGGGCGCTCGCCGAGTTGTTTGCCGGCATCGTGCAGCCCAAGGCGAAACCTTCTCGGGTTGTCGCCCCCTACGTTCCTCACGACACCGCGGTGGGGCTGTGACGGTCGTAGCGTGGGATGGTCATACGTTGGGCGATCGGCTCGGGCAGCGATTACGCCCTGGGCGTAATGGCGGTAGGGGCGATCTGATTTCGCCGCTGTAGCTCAGTCGATAGAGCGCCGCACTCGTAATGCGGGGGTTGCTGGTTTGATTCCATCCAGCGGCACCAATTCATTCGGCGTTTAGCGCAGTCCGGCAGCGCGCCCGGTTTGGGTCCGGGAGGTCCGCGGTTCGAATCCGTGAATGCCGACCAAAAAGGCTTCGCTGGTGTAGTGGTAGCACATCAGGCTGTGAACCTGATAGCCAGGGTTCGATTCCCGGCGTCGCCCATCTCGTAATCTGTGAACAAGGAGAACACATGGACATAAAGCAACTGGTAGCGGGTGCCAAAGGCAAGCCGATGAATGAAGGCATGGACACGAATGGCAAGATGCTGGCGATGATGACCCAGATGCGCGCCATGATGGATGAGATAATCGGCATGATGGAGTCGGGCGGCAAACAGGCCGGGTTCGAGTCGGTTGATAAGGGGATGTGAGCGATGAAGCCGATGACGGACATGAAGCTGTCCCGCCGGGACAAGAAAAAGATGTTCGGCTCACTCGTGGGTGCGCCCGCCGCCGCCGATACCCCAGACTACCCCTGGGGACTAACGCTCAATCTGGAGGCCGCGGCACTCAAAAAACTCGGTGTTGATGAATTGCCCGATGTCGGCGAGGAGTGCATGTTGCGGGCGACCGGCAAAGTGACGCGGGTGTCGGAGTCGGCGTCTGAGAAGAAAACCGATCGCTCGGTTGATATCCAGATCACCAAACTCGTTCTAGTCTGCGAAGAAGACGAGATGGCGAAGGGTTTCGCCACGGCAGACAAGGAATAGCATGGCAAGCCGCAAGCCCCGTCCCCCGATGCAGACCGAGGACAAGGGGATAGTCGCGCCCGTCGAGGATGAGGTCCACCAGCAGGAAATGCTGGAGCGGCTAGACTTCCTGGGCCGTACCTTGTCGGAGGAGCGCAGCGAGGCGATCCGTTTTAGGGCATCCTCGGGCATCGAGACGGACTGGTACGAGGACGAGGAGCACTACGACGGCATCGATGATGCCAATCGGGACGAGCACTCCAGCGCATGGAGAACCCGGCCCCCCGGACAGGCGACAACGAAGAAAAAGGGGCGGCTGCAGAGCAAGATATTTGTCAACATCACGCGGCCGGCGGTCAATATCGCCGCCTCCCGCGTCGCGAACATCCTGATACCCCGGGTGAACCTGGCGCCTACCCCGGTGCCGGAGTTGATCGGGATCGCCAAGGGTGAGCTGCCCAAGCTGATGCTCGATCAGATCGCCGACCGGTTCCCCGGACAGCCACAGGAGGCATCTGATGCTGCCGAGCAAGCGGTCCGTTCGGCTATGGCTGTGATGGAAGAGGCCGCAGCTAAAGCGAAGAAGGCCCAGGCCCGTATCGAGGATTGGTACGTCGAGGGTCGTTATTACGCCGAAAACCGGCTGATGATCAAAGACGCCGCCAAGATCGGGACCGGAGTCCTGAAAGGCCCAATCCCGGAGAAGGTGCGGCGCACCGCCTACAAGGACGGCAAGCTTATCATCAGCGAGGAAACCAAGCCCGTAACACGTCGGATCGACGGCTGGAACTGCTTCCCGGCTACTGACTGCGGCGAGAATATTCAGGATGGTAGTTACCACTGGGAACGCAACAACATCACCGCGAAGCGGCTACGGGCCCTGAAAGACGGCGACTATCTGGACGAGCAGATCGATCTCGTCATCCGCGAGGGCCCGATGCGCGCGATTGCCCCGCGCAAGAACCAAAAAACCTGGGTCGAGCCGCGCAAGGGCGGGTCCTTTGAGATCTGGTATCGGTACGGCGAACTGACCAAAGAGAACATGGAAGCCGCTGGTTGCCGGTGCGATGACAAGACCTCGGTCCACGCCCTCATCACGATGGTCAACGAGCACGTCATCAAGGTCGCGCTGAACCCCTTGGATAATGGCGCGTTCCCTTACGACTATTTTGCTTGGCCGCAAAAGCGCAAGGGCATGCCCTGGGGTACGGGCATCTCTCGTGCCGGCCGCACGCCGCAGCGCATCTGCGTGGCTGGTGTGCGGGCGATGATGGACAACGCCGGGCGGTCTGCCGGTCCCCAGGTCATCAAGGGAACCCAGGTGCTGCCTAACGACGGTGTGAACGAAATTGTTCCGTGGAAGCTCTGGGATTACGCCGAGGACGGCGACATCGACGATGTTAGGAAGGCTTTCGCGTTCGTCGAGGTCCCGATGCGCCAGGGCGAACTCGCCAACATCATCCAGATGGCTATTAAGTGGATGGAGGAGTCCACCAACATGCCGATGCTGCTCCAGGGTCAGCAGGGCAGCGCTCCCGATCTGGTCGGGGTAGTGCAGATTTTGAACGCGAACGCATCGGAATTCCTCCGTGACTTGGGGTCGTCCTACGACGACGACGTATCCGAGCCCCACGGCCGCCGGTATTACGACTGGCTGCTGCAGTACGGCGCCGACGACGAGAAAGGCGAGTTTGTCCTGGATACCCGCGGGGCATCGGTCAACGTCGAAAGACTGCTCCAGGATCAGGAGTTGGTCAAAGCCCTCCAGATGAGTCTGAACCCGGTGTTCAAGAAAGACCCGGCGAAGTTCATGGACGAGTACCTGACCTCACGGCATTTCGATCCGAAGAAGTTCGACTACGACGATGAGGAGTGGCGGCAAATCGTCAAGAACCTGTCGCAACCGCAAGATTCGAGGGTTGCTGTCGAACAGATGCGGGCCCAGGCTGCGGACCAACGGTTGCAGCGGGAGCAGCAATTCGAGGCTGCGGAGGGCGAAAAGGATCGACAAGTACAGATCGCCGTAGAGATGATTGAGTCGCAAATGACTACAGCGGAATTGAGCAGCGTCGAGCGCCAGGTGCTCGAAAAGCTCAAGGCGGGCCTGGCCGATACGGTGATCAAGGTAAGGGCTCAGAAAGAGATGTCCGCTGCCGACATCGCCGGACATGCGGTTGATCTGCACAAAAGCCGGCAGGCGTTGAAACCGCCGGTGGAGCCTCGGGGCAAAGCAAGACCGGGGAAAGCGTTTACACAATGAGGAGTGTATGAAACAAGCCCGCCTTGTCGTCTACAAATCCGAGAATGGCCGCGACGGCTGGATGCCTTGTATGGCAGACGAAGTGCCTGAATTCGTCAAACGGCCGGAGGTCATGGGCCGCTTGGTAGCCGGCGAGCAGTGTATGGATGCCGGAGAAGGTGATTCCGGTTCGGCCTGGTATCGCGCGCTGCGCGTGATGGGCGAACGTCAACGTCACGCCCTGGAGAGGCGCCTGCACTAATGCTTCTTCTCACCTACGACGAGCGCCACAGTTCCGGGGTCGTGAAACTGCGCAAGTACCTGGAAGCCGAACTCGAAGCCCTTCGGAGGCGCAACGACAAGAGCCGGCCGGAAGCCGAGACCGAACACCTGCGCGGCGAGATCGCCCGCGTGAAAGCGCTCCTTGCGCACTGTGAGGAACCGAGGTAATTCTTTCAAGGGCTCGTTTCAGCGAGCTTTTTGTTTTTCCTGCGGACGGCCCAAGCCTTCCGCACCGTTAAGCCGCCTTCGAGCGGCTTTTTTTATTTCCCCGAGGAGTATATGCCACAAGTAATCACGAAAGACGACGCCCAAACAGCCGCCGAGCAAGCCGCTGAAGTCCAGGCCGCGCAAGTCGCCGCCCAAGCTGCATTCGCCTCCGTTGATGAACCGAACAGGAAGCCCGAGAAGGCCGAGACCAAGGCAGAGACACCGAAGAAGACCGACGCCGAAATGGCCGCTGAAACCAAAGCAGCCGAGGAAGCCGCCGCCGAAGCCGAATGGGAAGGCGTGCCGGCGAAGGTCAGGCAGACCCTCGAAGTTATTTCCGGCAAGGTGGGAGCGCTTGATAAGCTGCAGCACGACTTCAAGAGCCTAGCCGGCAGGACCGGCGCGGCCCTGGAAGGCGTGAATGCGCTGAAAGCCGCCATGGAAACCGCGAAGTCGGTCAAGAAGGACGGCGGGGATGCCCCCACCCAAGAGCAGATCGCCGCGGCAGCCGCGAGCGATCAAGAGTGGAACACGCTCAAAGAAGATTTTCCCGAGTGGTCTGAGGCCACCGACAAGCGTATCGATCAGCGCGTGGAAGCACGGCTCGCCAAGCTCGTGATTCCCCCCGCGGTGGACGCCGCCGGCCTGAAGACCGAAGTTACCCAGTCGATGAGCGAGCAGATCACCAAAGCCACCAGCCAAGCTCGTGAGCTGATGAAGATCGATCGCAAACACGAGAACTGGGCGCAGGACATCTACATCAACGGTGAAAACGCGCAGGGCGGTTTTACCCCTGCCTACGCGGAATGGGAAGCCCGGCAGCCCCCTGAAATCAAGGCGCTTGCCGAGAGCAACAAAGCCGCGGACGCCATCAAGATGCTGGATCTGTTTTACGAGCGCCGCAACGCCCTCGCCGAGACGACGGTTAAGAAGGAACGCGACAAAAAACGGCTGGACAGCGCGATCACCCCGAAAGGCGTGGCGAGCCCGGCAACCCGAAATCTTTCCGACGAGGAAGCCAAATTACAGGGCTTTCTCTCGGTTGACACCTAAAAGGAAATATCATGGCTGAAGCCACCTATGACAGTCCCGCCGGGAGAATCGGCAAACAACTGGGCAACATCCTGAAGCACGCGATCCACAAGTCCGTGGTCGAGGGCTCAGGAGAAATCTACCGGGCGAAAGTGAACGCTGGAGATACCATCGTCTTTCGTCAAGTCGTGCCCTTTGGGGCTACGGCATCGGCACCGAACGTCTTTTCGACCACGGCTGCCGAGCACCTGATCCAAGAAGGCGTAACGCCGGAAGTGGATTCCATCACCATCCTGGATACGTCGGCCACGGTCGCCAAATACGGCGCCCTGTATGGCTACACCGAGCGGCAAAAATCCCTCGGCGAAGACGACGTGCCCTCCTGGATGGAGGAGCAGCTTGGAGAACGCCTGGGTTTGGTGCGCGAACTCGTCTACGTCGGTGCATTGCAGGGCAATACCAACCGCTTCTACGCGGGCGGCACGACCCGGCTTACCGTGGACGAAACGCTGTCCGTGAACCTCCTGAATCGCATCACGCGGAGCCTGGACGGAGCCCACGCAGAGTATGTGACCGAAGTCGCCAAAGCAACGGTGATCTACGGCTCGCAATCGCTCTCGATGTCCTTCATCAACTACACCCACACCGACGCTCGGGCCGACATCGAAGCCCTCGCCAACTACAAGCCGGTGAGCGACTACGGTGCGTCTGCCAAAGCCCATGCCCGCGAAATCGGATCGGTGGGTGCGCATCGATTTGTGCTGTCTCCCGATCTGCCGAAGATCATCGATGCGGGCGCCTCGGTCACGGGGACCGGCCTGCTTTCGACCGGCGCCTCATTGGTGGACATCTATCAACTGTTCACCGTGGCGAAGTACGCCTGGGGCCACGTCGCTTTCCGCGGGATGGATGCGATCGACTACAACCACATTTCTGTGGATCAGGTTGACAAGTCCGATCCGACGGGCGAGCGGGGTTATTGCTCGGGCACGTTCTACGACGTTGGGTTGGTAACCAATCACGGCTGGATGGCGGTAACCGAGTTCGGTTGCTCGTCCCTGACGTAATCGTAACCTAACCCAATAGCCCGGTTCGCCGGGCTTTTTAAAGGAAAAAATCATGGGTCAACTCACGAATCGAGGCAACACCATCAGCCACGTGAAGACGGGTCTTACCAAGGGCACGACTTCCACGTACACCACCACTGCGGCCAGCGAATGCTCCATTGACGGCAAGTGGGCAACCGATCTGGCGATCCAGACCAACACGGCGACTCCGACAACGGACGCCGTGGATGGCCTGGCTTTTACGGCGCTCACCGATAACCAGGCAACCGTGCTGGTTCTTGGCGTCAACGCGGCCGGGGCAATCCAGATGGCGCAAGGCGGTATCGAAGCAACCGAGGTCGGTATCACCACGACTGCAGGAGCCTTCAAGCGGGCGCCGCAGTTTCCCAGCCTGCCGGACGACTTCTGCCCGCTCGGCTACCTGTTGGTCAGGACGGCGCCGAGCGCGTCGGACTGGACGCCGGGTACGTCGAACTGGACAGCAACCGGGGTCACGGCTTCGGCTGTCGTTGAGGTCAACGGCTCGTTGCCGCTGCGACCGCAAACGTCGTAACTGTAGTTCAACCGCAACAAGAACGGCTCTTTCGGGGGCCGTTCTCATTTTGGAGATAATATGCCAAGACTCAAACCAGATGAAGTCGCAGCCGCGATGACGCGGCCCCGCACCCCAGCACAGTTAGCCAACGACGCCAGGCTCAGGGCCACCAGAGGCAAGCCCCGGGCACGCATCAGCACCGGCGATTTCGACGGCGCGAAAACCGAGGTCGATATTTCGGCGACCGGCCCGACGACCGCTGAGCACTCCCGGATCGAAGTCATTCCGGAGGCGAAAGCCGTGCGGAAAATCGCGGAGAACGCCTTTATGAACGAGATGGTCACCATCATGCTGCAGCCCGACGACAACCCGGACGCCCCGGTGTTCGTCCACAGCGGCCACAACGGAGACCCGCAGTACGTCCAACGCGGGATTCCGCAACGGATCAAGCGGCGCTTTCTGTATTCGCTGATCTCCGGCAAGAAAACTTCTCAGGCCAGCCATTTCGGTAAGGACGGCTTCGGCAAGGAGTTCAACCGGCTTACCGGCCGCACCAGCACTACGCACCGCATCGACCTCCTGGAGGACACCCCCGAAGGTCGTAAGGCGTTTGCACAGTGGATGCAAAGCCCGGCATAACAATCGTTTCACCGAAGCCCGCCTAACCGCGGGCTTTTTAATTTCCCGGTCTCTAGAGGGTCGGGATTGTACGCAGCGCGTTACGGGCGACAGCCCTTACTTTTTGGAGAACATCATGGGAATGGCAAGAAACATCACCAACTTTTTGAACAGCATCAACAGCGGCCGCACTCGCTCTGTCATGCAGAGCGTCATCGACCAGATCCAGCCGACCGGAAAAGATACGGTCATCACCGCTTATGCAACCGGGGGTCAGGCAAATGCACGAATCCTGAAGCAGACCGCGAGTTTCCACGAGGTTACGGTCGTCGCCACGGCGGCTGACTCGGTGGTGCTGCCGGCCGCAGTAGTGGGCGAAGTCCATTTCGTCAAGAACTCTGCCGCTTTGGCGATGCAGGTTTTTGCACCGGACCCCGATACCATCGATTCGGTGGCAACCGGCACGGGTGTTTCGCATCTGCCCGGGGACACGGTGATGTACTACTGCGTCGTGCGGGGGAACTACCTGCGCTTCAGCGGGGTGCAGGCAACCGAGGCTTTTGAGGCGATCACCGCCGACAACCTCACGATGGCAAACCCCATCGTGTACGACCACAACACCACGATCACCGCCTTTGCGACGGGCGGACAAACGTCAGCCACGGCTTTGACGGGTGAATTCAACAACGTCACCACGGTAGCGACGGCTGGAGATTCGGTCAAGCTGCCGGCTGCGGCTTTGGGCAAGAGCATCAAGGTCAAGAACTCGGGTGCCGCGAGCCTTGCGGTCTTCCCGGCCACGGGCGACGCCATCAACGCCCTGGCGGCGAACCTCAGTGTCAACGTGCCGGTTGGCGCGACCACCACATTCCGAGCGATCGATGGCACGACCTACGAGACCAATGAAGTTTTTGTGTCTCCGGCGCCCACAACTCAGAGTGGTGAATTCGTGTTCAAGGGCGCGGACAACGCAGCCGACCACGAGGTAATCTTTACTAACGCGAGTCACGGGCAAGGGACCACGACCACGCTTCCCGATCCGCTCGGTGCTACGGGTACGGTGGTGTTGGAAGAACTAACCAACACCTTCGATCTTACCCAACGCTACGATTTGAATACCACGATCACGGCATTTGCTACTGGTGGTCAAGCGAGCGCAACAGCTCTTACCGGAGAAATCAACACGGTAACGGTCTGCGCGACGGCGGCTGACAGCGTGAAACTCCCCGCGGCGGCGGCCGGTCTGCGGGTCACGGTGCGCAACCTCGGTGCGGCGATTCTCGCCGTATTCCCCGCAACCGGCGACGCGATCAACGCGCTTGCCGCCAATCTCTCGATCGACGTTCCCGTGCTTGGTGAAATGCAGTTCGTAGCAGTTGACGCCACGACCTGGCACACCCAGCGGGCCATTAGTCTTCCGGCGCCGACGACCCAGCGTGGGAATCTCGTCTTCAAGCCGGCTGACAATGCGGCGAATTATGAGGTTTCCGTCACGAATGCCTCGCATGGTCAAGCGACCGTCCATACCATTCCCGATCCACTGGGCGCAACAGGGACCGTCGTTCTCGAAGAACGGAC